GCAAAAAGGCAAAGAAGGATCCAACGTTCCTGGAGTCAATCCTAGAACAGGTAGAGTCTCTCATACCAATGGCAACAAAGTACGGGCCAATGGTAGTGGAAGCACTGAGCTCTATTTTGTAGGAGGAGTTCCAAGACGTCCTGGAGAACAAAGGTTTGAGATACATACTCCTGACAAGGCAAACCCAAATATCAAATTGGAGAGAATGGTGGGGGCATCCCTACATGAACGTGAGCATACCCCACAAGGAGATGCTCGCGGTGACATGATAGGTTACGCCACCTTCTCCCATTCTGATAGTAGATCAATTAAGAAGTTTGAAATGTCAGAGAAGAATGGAATCACGAACGCTTCAGGGAGAATCTTTTTATGCCAAATTGCCCCTGGCTCAGCAGCAATGTGTGGTAATGGTAAAGTATTGTTTAGGCAATACATTAACCCTCTTTGTATACCTGCCACAACTCTTTTAAAACTTGCTTCAACAAAACAACACTACAGATGGAAGAAATTCAAAGTAGTTTACACTCCTGGTTGTCCCGTTACATCAAAAGGACAATATGGATTTGGTATCACAAATGATCCACAGACGTACTTCTTCTCTGATGGAGATGCCAATAAACGAAAATTTGAAAGTTTGGACGTCTGGAGTGTTTCTCCAGTTTGGGAGCAAGTCAGTATGACTTATACTGATAGGGATGATCTTTGGTATGATTTGATTCCTGGTGGTGATCCAAGGGAATTTTGTCCAGGTGAATTAATCATCATGAACACAATTACTGCAGACACTACTGGAATTGGTGATGTTCATTTAGAATATGATGTGGAGTTTAAGGATGATACGTTGATCAACAATTCAACACTCAACTCATACACAACGACATTTCAAACAAATGCAGCTCAGAACTCAGGTTCTGCATTTGCTATTGCAAATGGTAACTTTGCTGTTGCACCAACTGCAAGTATTATTTATCAAGTAATTCCAAATACTGCCATTACCATTGGTGGTGTTAATGTGGATTTTGATATTCCACAATATGGAACAACTGTTTGGGGTCCTGGAGTGCTGTTGTTTATGTCTTATGACACTCAACAGCAAGCTTGGTACTTCACAATGGACGTTCCATCTCCAAACGGGTTACTTAATGATAATGCTGTAATTGCTTCTGCATCAACAAAGGCTGGAGCAGCTTTTGTCGGAACTGTCTCACTTTACCCTGTTTATCAACGAAATATAATTGGATAACTCCAATTCACTCACTCAACATTAAATCCAATTTCCAGTTCTC